CACTACTACATATATTCCCACATATAGGAACGGTCTCCATACTCATCTGTGTGCCAAGTATCTCCATCAACATCGGTAAAACTCCCACTATCCAACCCATCTGACATAAAACCAAATGGAGCCATATCCTGTTCTATTTGATTCTTTTGTTCGTCATATAATCTTTTTCTTACATCTTGATCAGTAAGTTCTTTAAAATAATCCTGTGCTACTAACCAAGCATATATGACAAGGCACATTGCCAAGTCATCATTACATCCTTCCTCTGCTTCAAATGAATTACTTTTCTGAATAAACGTTGTAAGTTCACTCATTATCTCATAATCACACATTAGAAGTTTATCTTCTTCAATTAATGTCTTCAAGTTAAGAGCACCAACTTTCTTAACTGTCTTTGACATCTTGACTCCTAACTGAGTCTTTTTACCTGAAAATCCTTGACCAACTACTTGCCCTGCTCTTCCTCTCATAGAGGACATGAGTAAATTCTTATACTCTAAATCATAGTTTAATATAGATGCTACCTGATCTCCAACATCATTAACCTCACATAAAACAAATGCATCATTATAACTTTTTCCAATATCATTAATGATACTAGGAAATAGCATAGGTTTAATATCATTATTCCTATATTTTGCTACCACTGAATGTGGGAACTCAGTAATGTCAATTACAATAAAGGCAGAGTAATCTTTTCCAACTCCTCTTGCAACGTCTACTGTAATTGCATAATCATGTCCTTTTTGTGGATCAACATATACATCTAATCCTGCACTTGTTTTTTCGGGTGTCTGATATATCAGTGATCTTAATTTACTTGGTGCAATAAGAGTATCAACAGATCCTAAGAACTCACACTCAAACTCAATCTTAAACTGTTGCTCAGATGTGTTGGCAATAGTCTGTTCTTTCCATACATCATCCCTACCAGGAACCTCTGACCAATGAACATCAGTTGGTACATATTCATTCTTTCCTCTTTCTGCATCATGCCAATACCTATAAAAATGATTCATCCCATGAGGGGTTGAAACCATTATTACTTTAGTTGTTTTACCAGAAGTAATAGTAGGATAAACACTAGAAAAGAAAGCTTCAGCGATGTGATTGGGAACAAAAGCAAATTCATCCAAGAAGAGGATGTTAAAAGACATACCACGAACAGCACTAGCAGAAGTCGAAGCTGCCAAGATTTTACTACCATTTTCCAACTCCATTGAACCTTTGTTCCAAGATATAATACCCTGCTGCATCCACTTAGGTAAATTCTCATAAGCAGTCTGCAATCTACCTAACAAGTCTCTGGCAGTTGCTGCTTTGTTTGCAAGAATACCTACATTAACACTATCATTGAAAACAATATAATGCAAAAGATATGATACAGACGTAGTAGACTTACCAGTCTGACGAGGCATCTTACAGATATTAAATCTATTCTCATGGAAGTTTCTAATCAACTTCTCCTGAAAATCATATGGTTTAAATTGAACAAGTCCCTCATCAAGAGAAACAATCTTCATATAACTTTTTGCAAAATATACAGGATCTCCTGCACATTTCATAAATTCAAGAATCTGTTCCTCAGTAAACTCCTGTTGAACATTTGCTTTTTTTAGATTGGGATTACCTAAATAAATGTCTTCCATAATTACATCATTTCATACTTACCAAATTTTTTGTCGTGTTCGATAGTTTTTCTTTGTAGTTCTAATATTTTTTCTAAATTTTCTACTTTCTTTTCTAGTTCTTTAGTTTTTTTCTCCTCCGATGAGGAGTGGTTCTCCAGGGTCATAGTCCGAGACTTTGTAGTTCCAGAGTTTAGCATTAGGATACACTTTTCTCACTTGATCCTGTACTTCTCTGCGTGAAGGGGTTTTAACATGGGGGAAAAACATTTTAAGATTGTAGTCGTTTCCTCTCCATGCCAAATTAACAGATATTATATTTCCTGTCTTAGGTGCAAGACGGATGGCTTCACTAACTCCACCACCGTTTCCACCGTTGCCATTACCATTAGATCCGTTGCCATTTCCATTACCATTTCCGTTGGAATGTCCATTTCCGTTGCCATTACCATTCTTTTTTGTGTAATTATCTCGGACTAAGAAGCCACCACGAGCGGTGTGATAACCACTGGGGATGGGTTTACATTTCTTATCCTGATTACAATAATATTCACCTTGAGGACACTTTTTCATTAAAAAGACAAACTCTCTGTATTTATTTATCCTAACGCAATTGCTAAACCAATAGAAGTTTTATTACCCAATTCCGTAAGGATATTGGTAGATCCTATTGTGATAGATTCATATGCAGTTAATATACCACAAGTTGCAAGACCTACAAAGGTTGAAATACCACTTACATGTAAATTTGTGGATTGTAATTGATTAATAGTGGAAACACCAGTTACATTAAAATTAGTTGATATTCCCTGATTAATAGTTGCAACTCCTGTGATATTATAATTTCTTCCAGTAACCTCATCATATGATAAATCACCAGTAACATTTAGATCTCCACCAACAGAAAGATCGCCACTTAAAGTAAGATCAGCACCAGTTGCTCCAGCAGCTAATTCATCTGCAGCACCACCAATTGCTGTACTTGCAATACCAACCCATTTTTTAGTAGATGCTTCATAGATCAGCATCGTTCCATTAGTAGTTGCTGACCCTACAACAACATCATCAAGGTCATATATTTTTCCAGCACCACCTCCACCAATGGTATATAACTGTTGTTCAACTCTATTAACAAACAATCTATAATTTGCTGCCAAGTCCTTTAAGGTTGCAAACTTTTGTCCAGTTGGAGTAAGTGGATCATCACCCTGTTTTTCTTCAGGGTCAGGAGCTATGGGTCTATCATTTACGATCTCCATATCCTCTTTCAATATTTGCTGCTTACCCTTTATTTCTTCAACAATTTTATATAATTCAGCAATACTTGCAGAGGTATCCTTTTCTAGTTTTGATACATCCTTTTTTATATCTCTTCTCAATTCATGAATATGATCATCATAATATTTTACTTTAGGAAGATTTGCAATTTCTTCTTTTAATCCACCTAAGTAATTTTCAAAAACTTTATTAGCTTCGTAATTTTTATCTTGCGTTTCTGTTATTTGTTTTTGGATATTTTGGTTTAATTTATTATATTGACTAAGAATATTTTTCTTTAATTTTCTATCATCATCTTTATAACCATGATGAATATCCCATATCTTAATAGCAGTTTCTTTTAATTCTTCATAAATTTTATCCTTTGTTTCTTTAAGATTATTCTGTGCTTTTTCAAACTCAACTTTATTCTCAAAATCTTTTAAATCAAAGTTCTCAGAAATCTCTGCAACTTCTTGATCTATTCTATCCCTAATACCCTTTATATTATCACCTACTTTAACAAAGTCATCATCAATGACACTAAAGGTTTTTCCAATCCATGAAAAATCAGGAACTTCATTAACCTCATTAACCCATTTTGGGAAAGTAGGAATTTGTTCCTTAACACTATCAATAGCTTCACATATTGCTTCTATCTCACCGTCATAATATTTTGGTTCAGGAAGATTCTTGATCTTCTCTTCAATGGTATTTAATTGCTCATCATAATATTTTACTTCGGGAAGATTTTTAACTTCTTCTCTTACTAAATCAATTTGTTCGCAGATGGACTCTACTTCTGCCTCATAATATCTTACTTCTGGAACTTCTGGAATACTTTCTTTTACCTGTTCTATATGAGTAAGAAGTTCTTGTAGTTCATTATCATATGATTTTATCTCAGGTATTTCAGGAATACTCTCTTTAACATCATTAACTAAACGTAATAACTCAGGCCAAGGAGGAACAATATCTTTTACTTCTGCAAAAGTTTCTCCATTAGCATCTTGTAAAGTTTGCAATCCTTCTTCTACAGAACAAGGTGTAGTATCTTCTATTTCCTCTTCTTCTTTCTCTATATAAATTTCTACAGATTGTAAATCTTTTTCTTCTACAAGTTCAGCAAGTGAC